GCGACGTTGCTGATTGCCGACCCGACGTTGCCAGTGGTGCCAGTGTGGGCGAGTTTGAGCAAAAGCGGCCGCGCCGAGCCGGTGGCGCTGCGCTATGAGCGCGGTGAAGTGGTGCATGCGGGGGCGTTTGCGGCGCTGGAGGATGAGCTGTGCGGGCTCGTCAGCGGCGGCGATTATCAAGGGCCGGGCCGATCCCCCGACCGCGCCGACGCGCTGGTATGGGGATTGACTGAATTGATGCTAGGCAAACGTGGACAGGCGGCAGTGCGGCCTTTGTGATGCAATATGACTGAGGGCCTGGCGAATGATCCCGCGACTATTGCTTGATGAAACCGATGTGCCGGGCGGTGGTGCGTTGAAGCTGTTTCAGCGCGGCGCGGACTTTTTCATTACGCTTGCCGGCAATGAGTTGATGACGAGCCGGATGAGCTTGTCTGAGAAGGCGCTGGCGACGTTGACGGCGGAGCGACTGGATCGGCCGGCGGGGCGCTGGCTGATCGGCGGGCTGGGCATGGGATTTACGCTACGCGCGGCGCTGGATGTCCTGGGTGCGAAAGCGGCGCTGACGGTGGTGGAGCTGGTGCCCGCTGTCGTCGCCTGGGCGCGCGGGCCGATGGCGGCGATGCATGGCTGCACACTTGATGATGCAAGGGTCAAGATTGTCGAGGGCGATGTCGGCAAGGCGATTGCGGCGGGGCGGGGGCTGTATGATGCGATCCTGCTCGATGTTGACAACGGCCCCGACGGGCTGACCCGCAAGGGCAATGACACGCTCTACACCCTGCGTGGGCTGACAGCCGCGCGCGAGGCGTTGCGACCGGGCGGCATCCTGGCAATATGGTCGGCAGGGCCCGACGCGGTGTTCGCGCGACGAATGAGCGATGCAGGCTTTGCGGTGGAAGAAATAATCGTCCGCGCCCGCGCGAGCGGCAAGGGTGCGCGGCATGTGATCTGGCTGGGGCGACGGACGGCTTAGCGGCCGGCTATTTTTCGGGAGTAACCATGAAAATCTTTGGCTGGAAATCAGCCGGGCGTGAGGAATCGCGTCCGGCTTTGTCGCGTTATGAGCAGCGTTATGGGCAGGCGCCCGTGCTGGGGGAATGGCCGCGATCCTATGAGGCGCAGGTGCGCGAAGCGTATCTGGGCAATGCGGTGGCGCAGCGCGCGGTGCGGCTGGTGGCGCAAGGATTGGGGGGTGCGCCGCTTGTCGCATCGGACCCGGCACTGCTGGCGCTTGTCAATGCACGGTCGGGCGGGCAGGCGCTGACCGAAACCGTGGCGGCGCAATTGCTGCTCCACGGCAATGCCTATGTCCAATTGCTGTGCGACGCTGACGGACAAATCCGTGAGCTGTTTGCGTTGCGGCCCGAGCGGGTGACGGTGGAACCCGATGCGGGTGGCTGGCCGGTCGCCTATCGTTACCGTGTGGGAGAGCGCGTCGCGCGGCTTATGGCGGAAGATCCGGGCGAGCGCCCGCAGGTGGTGCATTTGAAAACCTTCAACCCGCTTGATGATCATTACGGGCTGGGGTGTCTGGGCGCGGCGAGTGCGGCGGTGGCGGTCGATAATGCCGCCGCCCGCTGGAACAAGGCGCTGCTTGATAATGCCGCACGGCCATCAGGCGCGCTTGTCTATAATCCTGGCGATGGCTCGGTGTTGTCGCGCGAGCAGCTTGAGCGGTTGCGCGCTGAAATGGAGGCAAGCTTTTCGGGCTCGGGCAATGCCGGACGGCCAATGCTGCTTGAAGGTGGCCTGAGCTGGCAGGCGCTGAGTCTGACGCCCGCTGACATGGATTTTGGTGCGATGAAGGCAGCGGCGACGCGCGAAATTGCCTGTGCCTTTGGCGTGCCACCGATGCTGCTCGGCCTGCCCGGCGATGCGACCTATGCCAATTACCGCGAGGCCAATCGCGCGCTGTGGCGGCAGGCGATTTTGCCGCTGGCCGAGCTGATCTTTGCCGGGCTGACGCAGGCGCTTGTTGGGTGGTTTCCGCAAGCGCGCGTGGCGGTTGATCTCGACCGGGTAACGGCACTTGCCGAGGATCGCGAACGGCTGTGGGCGCAGGTCAGCGCGGCGGATTTCTTGAGTGATGAGGAGAAACGGCAAATGGTGGGATTGTCATGAGCGAGGATGGTGCTGTGCTGGCGCAGCTGATGGTGCAGGGATCGCAACAAGGGGCTGACCTCGCCACGCTGCGCGCGATTGTCGAGGAGGCAGGCGAGCTGGGCGCGACGCGCGCGCTGGTGCGGATGGGGCTTGATGATCCGCGCGCCGCACAGGACATGGGAGAGCTGCGCGAATTGCTGGCGGTATGGCGCGATGCGCGGCGTTCCTTGTGGAAGGCGGGCGTCGCCTGGGCGCTGCGGATTTTGGCCGCATTGGGGCTGGCCGGGATTGCGGTGGAACAGGGCGTCGCGGATTGGCTTAAATGAGCCTGCGCTTTGCCGGCTATGCGGCGGTGTTCGACGCGGTTGACCGGGGCGGGGATATCATCAGGCGGGGTGCCTTTGGCGCGGTCGGGCCGGTGCCGTTGCTCTGGCAGCATCGCGGCGCGCCAATTGGCGTGATCGAACAGATCAGCGAGGATGCGCGCGGCTTGCGCGTGATTGGCCGGGTCGATGATCGCAGGCTCGCCGGACTGGTGCAGCGCGGCGCGGTGCGCGGGCTGTCGTTTGGATTTCGGACGCGGGCAGCGCGCCAAGGAACATATCGTGAACTAAAAGGTGTCGATCTGATCGAGATCAGCCTGGTCGCATCGCCGATGCAACCAGCAGCACGGGTACATGCAGTGGAAGGAAATGACGATGGAGATTGAGATGACTGAAGTGAAAGCCGATGTGCTTGAGGCAAGCTTTGACGCGATCGAGATGGCGCAGCCGGTTTTGCGGCCGATGTTGCAGGGTGCGCGCGATCCGTCGGGCGCGGTGTTTGAGGGGTTTCTCAGATCAGGCGCGAGCCTTGAGCTAAAGGCGTTTACCGGTGCGAGCGGCGACGCGGGCGGCTTTGCGGTGCCACGTGAGATTGATGCGGTGATTGATCGATTGCTCAAAGGCATCTCGCCGATCCGCGCGGTCGCCAATGTCGTCAAGGTGGGCTCGGCTGGCTATCGCAAGCTCGTGACGACGGGCGGCACGCCGTCGGGCTGGGCGGCGGAAACAGGCGCGCGGGCGGAGACAGCGACGCCGAGCTTTGTCGAAATTGCACCGTCGATGGGCGAGCTGTTTGCTAACCCAAGTGCGAGCCAGGCGATGCTTGATGACGCGCAGTTTGATGTCGAATCGTGGCTGGCCGATGAAATTGCATCGGAATTTGCCAAGGCGGAAGGCGCAGCATTTATCAACGGCAGCGGCACCAACCGGCCCAGGGGCTTCCTGACCTATACAACGGCGGCGACCAGCGATGGCGCGCGCGCCTTTGGCACGGTGCAGCATGTGCCAAGCGGGGCGGCGGGCGATTTTGCGACCAGTCCGCAGGACCGGCTGATCGATTTGGTTCAGGCGCTGCGCGCGCCATATCGCCAGGGCGCGGTGTTTGTGATGAATGCGGCAACTCTGGCGCGGATTCGCAAGTTCAAGACGAGTGATGGCGCGTTCCTGTGGGCACCATCGCTGGCGGCGGGGCAACCCGCGACCCTGCTCGGCTATCCCGTGATTGAGGCCGAAGACATGCCCGATATCGCCGCCAACAGCCTGTCGATCGCCTTTGGCAATATGCGTGCCGGGTATCTGATTGCTGAACGCACCGAGACGGCGATCCTGCGCGATCCCTATTCAAACAAGCCGTTTGTCAATTTCTACGCGACCAAGCGGATTGGCGGCTGTGTGACCAATTCTGAGGCGATCAAGCTGATGCGGTTTGCGGTGAGCTGAGTCAGAAGTTTTCCCCTCTTCTCGAGGGGAGGAGAGAGGGGTGGGGGAGGTCTCACCGAGTGTCCCGCTCGTGGACAGGCCCCACCCCGACCCCTCCCCTGAAGGAGAGGGGGTTCAGTGGGGGGAAAGACGCCGGGGAGTGCGCAACAATGACAATCGGAAAAGACGGGCCGGGCGTTGTAACGCTTGGCCTGGCAGATCGCGGGCGGGCAATTGCCGCGATCAAGGCCGCGCTCAGGATCGAGACGGCGGTTGAGGACGTGCTGATCACCGGCCTTGCCGAAAGCGCGATGGGGCTGGCGGAACAGTTTTTGGGCCAGATGCTGATCGTGCGACCGGTCGAGGAAATCCTGCCAAGCTCGGCGCAGTGGCAACGGTTGGCAGCGGCACCGGTGCGGGCGATTACGGCGGTGGCGGGGGTGCGCGCAGATGCAAGCGAGTTCAGCCTGGCCGTGACCGACTATGCGATCGACATTGATGCGCGCGGCGATGGCTGGGTGCGGATGGTCGATGCGGGCGATGCACGGCGGGTGCGCGCAGTTTGTATAGCGGGCCTTGTCAATGATTGGGACTCGCTGCCGGGGCCTTTGCGACAGGGGGTCGTGATGCTCGGCGCCTATCTGTTTAGCGAGCGTGATACAGCGCGGCCGCCGCCCTCTGCAATCACGGCATTGTGGCGGCCGTTTCGCGCGGCAACATTGGCGCGGGCGGTTTACGCATGAGCGCGCTGGACGACCATGTCCGCGCGCCCGTCGAGGCCGCCCGGCAGCGCGTGATTGCCGACGGGGTGGCGCGGATCAGTGCAGAATTTCCCGAGCTTGCGGTTCGCAGCGATGAGCGCGGTATCGTGATCAGCGGGCGCGGGTTGTGGCGACGTTTGTTCAAGGACGCGCGGCTGCGCGCGATCCGGGCGCTTTGGCAATGAGTGCGATCGCGCTCTTTCATATAGCGATGCGTGACGCATTGAAGAACGCCCCCGATTTTGGCGGCGTGATCAACGGCGTGTTTGAAGGGCCTGCCGTCAAGGCGAGCGAGCCCTTTGCCGAAATTGGCGAGCTGCTCGTGGCGGATTGGGGCACCAAGGACTCAGCGGGGGTCGAGCTGCGCAGCGCGATCATCATCCGTGATCGTGCCGAAGGACCAGGCCGGGTGCATGCGCTGGCAGCGGCGGCAGATGCAGCGATGGTGGCAATGCCGCGCGCGCTCGAAAGCAGCGGCGAGGGCTGGCAGATCGTCACGCTCGTTCTGCTGCGCACGCGCATCATCCGCACCGCCCCCGGGCTGTGGGCCGCGATGATCGAACACCGCGCGCGGCTCATTCAAGAATAACAACCAGGAGAAAGATCATGCCAGCGGAGAAGGGCAGCGCGTTTCTGCTCAAAGTGGGCAATGGCGCGACGCCGCCCGTGTTTGCAACAATCGCTGGACTGCGCACGACGCAGCTCAGCGTCAATGGCGAGGCGGTGGCGATTACGTCAAAGGATTCGGGCGGATGGCGCGAATTGCTGTCGGGCGCGGGGGTGCGATCAGTCAGCGTATCGGGGGCGGGAATTTTTACAGGTTCAGCAGCGGAGAACCGGATCAAGGCCAATGCGCTTTCAGGGGTGATCGATGATTACCGGCTGAGTTTTGAAAGCGGCGAGACGATGACAGGCAAGTTCCTCCTGACAAGGCTCGACTATGCCGGTGATTATAATGGCGAGCGTAGTTATACGCTCAGCCTTGAAAGCTCTGGCGCGGTGGTGAGCGCGTGAGCAGCGCCAACCAGGTTCGCGGCGAGGCGGCGATCCGGATTGCCGGCGAAATGCTGGTGCTGCGGCCAAGCTTTGCTGCACTCGTTGCAGCAGAGGCAGAGACCGGGCCGTTGTTCGCGCTGGTCGAGCGCGCAGCCGATGGGCGGCTGACGCTGGCGGAACTCGTCGCGTTGTTCTGGCATTGTCTGGACGCACCGCCCGAGGGGTTAACCCGCGACCAATTTGGTGAGGAAGTGGCATCTGCGGGGCTGGCCCTGGCGACGCCCGTGCTGCGCGTGTTGCTGGGGCAGATTTTGTCGGGACGATGAGTGAAGGCTTTTTTGCCGACGCACCCGGCTTTGCTGACGCGCCCGGCTTTGCTGGCGCGCCGGGAGTTGCTGACGCACCCGGCTTTGCTGACGCGCCGGGAGTTGCTGACGCACCCGGCTTTGCCGCCGCGCCGAGCTTTGCCCATAACGCCGC